CCTGGCTTTCTCTAGGGGTGTCATACCCTTGGCGAACAGTCGTCCCGGAACGAATCCTGGAACGTCAGAAATTTCGTACAACCGATGCTCTGCCAGCTTAATCTTGCTGGCAAGTTGCAAAGTGTACTCGTAACTTCTGAATTGGATCGCACGGCAATCTGGATTCTCCTTTGCCATAGAAATGGCTTCCATCTTGACGAACATGTTCACATGGCATTGCTTATCTGTAACAAAACCCCCCTGACGATTGAGTTGCTCTTCAGCGCGCTGGTAACGAGCGCGTTTCTTCGCATTCATGCCCTTATAAACGTCATAATAAGGTATGGTGCGGTGCTTGCCGACCGCATTGGCAAGACTTATCACAAGTGGTGTGAGGTAGTGCCGTATGGCAGCTGGAGATGCTCGCGGAACGCATTTTCCAACCCTTCCAAAGAGAGCGTTCATGTGATTGCACGCACATGGTTTGTGGATAAACCACTTAATTCCACATGCCCACCAATGGTGGAAGAGGGGCATATGATAACACTTTCCTTTGAAGCTATCCTCACGACAAGCGTAGTGGCCCTTTGATCCCAGCAGGCGGAACCTGCGAGAACTCAAACACTGAGGAATGTTCAACTCTCCGTGAGCAACATGCTGCACCGAAGGAAAAGTACATTCCTCAAGATGTTTAAGCTTCGTAGGTCCGCCTGTGCAATACAATGGACGGGCCACCACGCTTGCCTATTCGCGAGGTGGCAAGGGGGCTGAAAGCCCCCTCGCCACCTTCCAGCCACCGAATGCCACTTTAATTCTCGTTAAAAGAGGCATGGCAGTCCGGTTATTGGTGCGTATGTCGTAATCACGCCACCTGGATACGTAATCACGTTGTAGAATTCGGGCACGCGTCGCCCGAATGTCGTCATGCGTGCTCTTGTCGCCATAAACGGCGTGGTGAGCAACTTTGGCAAGAACGCGTTTGGGAACTTCTTCTTTTGAGTATTCAACCAACTTGCCACCAGACATGAGCAGGCGGAGCCCTTCACGGTCTGCAACGCCCACGGCGTAAGCATAGAGCTGGGAATTGCTCATGCTCTCGCCCAACTTGAACTCATGATCCTGAGTTTTAACGTAAACGTGCTGATGTATATTGGAATCTACGACTTCCTCACCACCTTTGATTTTGATACCTTTTCCCCTGGTGCCGCGGGTGATTTTCCCGGGCACCAGTCCGAGCAGTTCCCTCTGTGTGAATCTCAGGGATCCTGAATCGTCATAATCCAAGGTTCTAATTTCAAACTGGTCACTGCCAGTGCACGTTTCCTCCGGACCTGAGCCGACGTCCTCAACAGTTCGCGCATCATCCAAAAGGAGAGCGCGTTCACTAATCAAATCGTCGCGTTGTTTCTTGAGCCTATAACAATAACCAACTGCCGCCACCAAGGTGGCAGCAGTTGCTAAGGTTTTAAGCCCAAGCATAATCACTAGTTCCTAAAACCAACTAGCGACCGGTAACCACAAACGTCGTGGGTGTCCTGTAGAAATAACCAATGAAGATGGGGTTTTAGCCCAAAGGTTTGCTTGCGCAAACC